ACGCTCAATGGCCTGCTGTGCCATGTTGGTTCCACCGCCAACGATTGAGCCCATCGTTCCAGCAACAGCCAGTTGTTTGCCAACGCTCTGCATCGTGGGTGTCTTGCCAGTGCCGACAGCCTCACCAGTGATCTGGCCTGCCTCTTCGCCAATCTCCTGACCACCTTCGCGCAGCATGGCCTTGGGCACCTCGATTGCGCCACGCTTGATGGCTTCGGCAACGCCGTTCTTGCCCATGCCTTTGATCAGAGCGCCTTCAGCCCCGCCGCCTGTCAACTTGCCAGCGAGCAGTGAGAACGGGACCGTGATGCCTGCTGCTGTGTACGCATCGCCCAGGCTTGCGCCCTTGCCTACCAACTCGGCAAACGTAGAAGCTGCGTTCTGCGCCACGGTTGCGCCAACACCAGCAGCTTGCTGTGCGGATGCAACACGAGCAACCAGTGCTGCCTTATCCAGACCTTGTGCAGCCTTGCCAAGTGTTGCGGCCTTACCAGCCACGCCTGCTGCGCCAACTGGCAGGAGCATGCTGCCCAACGATGGCAGAGCCATGTCCAGCATCGCGCCCTTGTTGTTCAGCAGTGCGTCACCGATGCTGACCGAATCGTCAGCCATGTCACGCTGGAAGTTCTTTTTCTGTGCAGCGCCACGCTCAGACCCGACCATGCCAGTCACGGTGTCGATGCGGCTCTGCATGTCTTTGGCAAACTCCTGACCGACTCGGCCACCAGTTGCCAAACTTGCTAACTCTCCCACACCTTTGAGTGCAGTTGGACCCACTGCCAGGGCGCTCGCCAATGCATCCTGTGCCACGCTACCAGCGGTCATGTCGGGCACAGTCTCGCGTGGAGCCTTGTACCGTGCAGCCAGGCGTGCAGTCTCGTCGCCTGTGTCGGGCACTTTCTCTGCCACATTGGCAGGCTTCGTGCCAGTATTCCCCTGCTTCAGTTGGTCAGCAGTAGTGAACACCGTGCGCAGATAACCCTGCGTTTCGGCTGGCATGCGTGCATCCCAGTCCTCGGCATCAAAGTCTTTGCGGTTCGGGCCAGCGTTGTAGCTGGCAACTGCCTTGCCGTAGTCACCGTCGAAGCGGTCCAGGCTCTTGCGCAGGTAGGCAGCAGCACCAAAGATTGACTGCACTGGATCGAGTGGGTCAATGCCGTACTCTTGTGCAGTCTTGGGCATGAACTGCATCAGTCCAGTTGCACCCGTCTTGCTCTTGACCTTGCCACTCACCACATCGGGGTTGAAGCGACTCTCTGCGTACGCTACCGCACGCAGCACATCGGGGTCGATGTCATAGTCACGGGCAGCGAACTCAAACGCATCGTTCAGGTCGCTGGGGACCGAGAACTTCCCACCGTTTGATGATGGTTCAAACGCAACGCTCTGGCGTGGCGCTTCCTCGTCTGGCAAGTTGTCGAGGTCAATGCCTCGCGTGGCGAGTGAAAACAGATTCATGCTTGACCTTCAGGCACAGTGGGAGACATACCCCGACTGTCCTGAAAGTCACGCCATCAGCATAGGCTTGGCATATATGCCTAGCGCTTCTGTAGCTGGCTGAAACGGGCCAATGAGTCCTGCACTTTGGGTGCTGTTGTGCCAGATGCCGTCCAGTTGGATGACTGTTTTGCTGGTGTCGCCACGACTGGATCGAGTGCTGCGCGGCGTGCCTTCAGGTCCAAGATCACAGCGTCATACACGTCACGGTCCTTGGGACGTGCGTCTTTTTTCAGCTTCTCATAGGACAGGATGGCCTGATCGAACTGCGATGCCGACTTGGCTTCGGCCTTGGCGACGTCAGCCTGGCGCTTGGCCTCGGCTGCTGTGACCTTGGCATCAGCGTTCTTCTCGCTCACGGCCACTCGATCAGCGTTGGTCTTGTTCTTGTCATAGGTGGCAGGGTCGCTGACCTGTGACGCATAAGCTGAAGCCTCAGCCAGTGGCTTACCACCCTGCAATGCCTGCTGCAAACCTGCTGTGCGCAGATCGTTGCTCATGTACTGGTCCTCACCTTGAGCATTGCCTTTGGTGTCGCCCTTGTTGGCAAACAATGCGTACAGGCGCTGCAACTCTTGAGCGCCCTTCTCTGCAATGTAGGTGGATTTTTCGCGCACAGACGTTATGCCTGCACCCGTACCGTCGCCCAGTGCGTCAATCGTCTCGTAGCTGCGTTCCTGCATCATGGGTGCGCCATACACCTTGTCAGCCACAGCCTTGGCTGCGTTCACGCCACCGAAAGCCTCAACCAGCCCGAGTGCCTGCTGGCGCTTCTCAGGTGTGTCGGCTGCAAAGATGCGGTCAACGATGTTGTCGCCACCGGAGCCACGGCCATTGGATGCTTTGGCATCAGCGGCCAGTTGAATCTGAAACGCTTTGTCCTCGGCACGCTGGCGCTGCATCTCAAGTGCAGCCTGCTGCTTCTCCTGCAACAACGCACGCTGCGCCTCCAACTTGTCGTTGTAGTCAGCCTGGTCAACGATGCCCTTGCCCAAGCCACTGGTGGCCCCGGCCAGAAGTTCTGCAAAAAAGCTCATTGCACCATCTCCTGTTGTGGTTGCTCTTCAGGCATCAAGCCGTCCTCGGCATCCATACGCATGTATTCAGCAATGGACTGCTGCATGACCTCTTGCAGGTACTGTTCCAGCTTGTCATCAGGAACCAGACCAGCCTCGTTGACCACGCCTGCGATGTCCTTGACCACAGTCACGCCAACATGGATGACCACTGCCGGGTCAAATGGTTTGCCTGCCTTCTCGTACTGCTGCACGAAGTAGCGCACGGTCTGTGTGCCCATCTTCACCGCAGCGGCTACAGGGTCCACCTTGAGTGCAGACATCCACTCTTCAGCGGTCCCGCCGATCACCTGGCGGCAACTGCCCAGCAGCGTGTCGAACTGAGCCTGCATCTCAGGTGATGCCTGCTGTGCTTTGCTGGTAGGTTGCTCCGGTGCGGGAGCTTGTGACATTTCTTGCAAGTTCATCGGGAATCCTTATGCGTAACGGATGCGTGACATCGAGTCGCGGCGTGCCTGCTGTTCGTCTGCGATCTTCTGCTGCGCACTGCGCTGCAAGTAACTGGCTGCAACCTGCCCACCACCTTGAAGCACGCCACCGATCAGTCGCTCGTTCAGTTCGCCCTTGTTGTTGTACATGAGCTTGTCGATGAGCTTGCTGAAGTTGTTGCCACCAGCGACAGGCGCGGTGACGGGTGCCGTAGGTGTCACGGCTGCTGTTGGTGTGACAGCCTTGGTTGCGTTGGCTGCTGTGGCAGTTGGCTTCACCGATGCCGTTGCGGTGGGTGTAGTGGCCGATTCAACAGGTGGTTGCGTCACTGCATCAACCACGTTGGCCGTGGCCTTCGGACTTTGGTCTGTCATGCCAGGCTTTGCCTTGAGCATGTCGAATGTCTCGGTGTCGCTGATGGCATCTTTGCCAGCCATCATGTCAGCCATATCCTGCTCAAACGGGTCTGCTGCCAGGTCTACGCTCTGCTTGCCCATAAATGAGCCATCGTCGTAGCTTGCCATGTCGGACAGGTTCATAGGCTCGACACCAGCAGATGCTGCTGTGATCGCGTCCATGTTGGCAGCACCTGTGGCATCCCACGCTGCGCTGCTGATCTCAGGCGCAGGAATCAGGTTGCCTGCTGCATCAGTGGCTGCACCAACTGCATCAGCGCCCCCGCCCATGTCAAACCCACCATTCCACATGGAATAGGCAGCGCCTGCGATGTTGGCAATCTGCACCAAGTCCTCACCAAACACCTTGGATGCGGCCTTGTTGATCTTGTCGTTGACACCTGTGACCTGAAAGACCACAGAGGTGGCAACGGATGCGATGGTGGCGGCAGCGCCTGTAATGCCAGCCATTCCGAGGCCAGCATTGACTAAAAATGGTACGACGATAGCGATGATAGTTCTCCTTACAGCACCGTCACAAATGACGTGCCGAGTTGGTCAAAGCCCTTGCGCGCCATGACTTTGTTGAAACTCGCAGGGCACTTGATGCCTGCATAGTTGTGAACCACGAACTCGATGCATCGCATCTTGTTGGCCCAGTCCTTGAGTGCAGCCAGTAGGTGCATGCCAGACCCGTCAACCGAGAACCACAGTAGCTCGTAGGCTGTTAGGAACTTGTTGAACAGGTTGACCTGAACCATACCTGCAATCAGTCCAGTCACCTGACCGTCAGTCTCGGACACGAACACCGCCGAACCCATGCCACCGATGGCCCCAGTGAACGACTGACGCACACGCGCCTCATCGAATGGGTACTTGCTCATGCGACTCGCGGCATGCTCCAGACGGGCCAGGTTGACCAGTTTGTCCAAGTCATCAACGGTGGCGCGTCGGATGATCATCAGCCGCCATCCCCGCCTTGGGTGACGTTGGTCACCACGTTGGCTGCTGGCGCTGCTGTAACCTGAACTGGTATGTAGTCAGTCGGGTTCAGTCCAGCAGTGGTCGCCAGTGAATTGATCACAGGTGTGTATGCACTTGCCAGTGTCTTGACTGCCTCGGTCTTTTGATCCTCGGTCATGTTGCTACCGTTGATCTCGTTGATGCGAGTGGCCCAGTTGACACGTTGCTCCAGCAGATTTGTCTTTGCGTTCTCTACTTTGGTGGTGTTGTACTTGGCCGTGTCCGCATCAATCTGCATCTGCGTGCGCAGGACCGAGGTGTCAGGGTTGGGTGCCTGAATACCCATTGCAGTGCGGCGCTCTGCGGCCACACGGTCAAGCTCGGCCTGGTTGGCGGTGAATGCGTTTTGATTGGTGTCGCGCTGCAACGTGAAAGCGTTGGTCTTGTCATCACGGGCGACGGTGTACCCATTCAGGATGGCATCGCGTGCGCCCTGGTAGCCGTTCTGCACAGCATCGCGGTCCAGAGTCTGCTTTTGTGTGTAGTCCAACTGGTCATAAAGACGGTACTGGTCCTGCTGCTTGGCCCACTCGTTTGCCTTCAAATTGAAGTCAGCCATGAACGCATCGCGGGTGAATGCGTTGTTGTCGCGGCTGAACGTGTTGAGTTCGCCTGTGTTGAACTTGGCTGCATCAGCGTAGGTCGATGCGTCCTGCTGCGCAATCGGCATCGCTGCGTCATACAGGGCAGAGTCCCCAGCGGTGATCGCCATGCTGCTGTTGAGCAGGCCACGGCTGTTGGCAGACTGCAAGGCACGCGCACGGGCTTGCTGCATCAGCGGAGAGTCGTTGGCAATGATCTGCTGCAACTGGTCCTGCACCGTCTGGTTTGGCTTGACCTCCCACATCGAGGCGTTCTGTAGCTGGCTCAGATTGATGCCAGTGGTGGGCATGTCCATTGCACCTTGCGCCCCGGTAGGACGTGCAGCAGGAGCCTTCTTGACCCAGCCTTTGGTGCTGTCGAATGCCCAATCGCCCGGGTTGCTGCCGTCTGCCAACTTGCCACCAGCGAACGAGGTGTTGTACTTCAGTGAGCCGTCAGCGTTGAAGCCTGTAGCTCCAGTGCCATACCCAGTCATGTCGGCCACTTGCTGACCGGAGCCACCAAAGTTACCGAACACCTTACCCATTTCTGCTGATGTCAGGCCAAGCTCAGAGCCTTTGGCGCTGATCGTGCCCCAATCCTTGCCACTTGCCCAGTCACGGGCTGCGCTGTACTGCGCGTCGGTGAATCGGTCTGCTGTTGGCGCTGGCGCTGCGGTCACTGCGCTCACCACATTGGGTGCTGGCGCAGGTGTTGAGCTGCCCAGCATGGTGTTGCGTGCAGAGGCCAACTGGTCGTTGGAAATGCCCATCGACTGAGCTTTGGAAACGAAGTCAGCTTCGCTTGCGCCACCCGTCATCGCCTGGTTGTAAGCGTCGATGATGTTCTGGTCTGTGTAAGCCATCAGTAACCTCTTGATTTGTCAGCCTGGTTGCGCTGGGCAACTGTCGAGGCGATCATTTGTGGCAGGCGCAACATGCGCTGCAACTCGGCAATGCCAGCTTGTGCGGCGCGAACGTCCTTATCAGACATCTCCTGTGAGCAGCACACCTCAGTCAGGTCACCAATGCGCTCATTCAGGTAGTCCTCGACGCCGTGCCACACGGATGTGTCGGGCTTGATCTGGTCCTGCCAACTCATACACCGCTCCCCAGTTGAGCTTTGAGCGCCATCTCAGCGTTCAGCATCTGTGACTTGTGGTCGCGGGTGGCCTGGCGGTCAGCCAGTTCAGCCTGAGTGACCTGCATCTCAAAGCCGTACTTCTGCATGGCATCGCGCTGGGTGATCTCCTGCTTGGCTGCGGTGTCGGCAATCTCCAACTGCATGCGGGACTGCATGATCTGTTGATTGGCTGCGATCTCTTCGCGGCGCAGTTGCATCTTGGCCTGCTCCATCTGCATGTCAGCCTGCATCTGCTCTCGGGCCAGCGTCAGCTTCATCATGTCAGGGTCTTGCTTCGGACCTTGAGCCTGCTCTGCTGCCTTCATCTTCTCGATCTCTGCCTCAGTGGGCAACACCAAGTCAGGGTCCAGCTTGAATGCCCGAGCGAACTCACGCATCAAGCGCATTTGGTTGGAAGGCGGCAGACCCATCTGAGAAGATGTTTGCATGAATTGACTCAGACGTTGGGCCTGGCCTTCCAACTCGACCAGTGAAGCAATGCCCAATGCACGGACACGGCTGTCACCCTTGATGTCCTCTTTGTCGCTGTACTGCATGTTGAAGTCGTAGTACCGGGTGATCTGGCTTGTGATCACGTCATCGTCCCAGTTGCGCACAGCACGACGAACCCACAGGTTTGCCGCGGTGTACGCAATGCTGGCCCCGGTGGCAGACTGCATGTAGCTCGGTGCGTCCTGACCCTGAAGGAACGCAGGCATCGTGCCCACTTCCTCGATCAGTTGCTTGGACATCGTGAACACGCCCTGCAACTCAGGGAACCGTGCATTGATCTCGACAAACTGGATGCCCTGACGTGCGTCAGAGCCTGGTCGCTTGTTGCGCCAGAACTTGCCGGGAGCCAAGCCCCATGAGCCATCAACTGGCTCGATGGCTGCGTCATCCACGATGGTCTGTGGCAACACGCACAGACCCATGTTGTCGAGCATCGCCCTGAATGAACTGTTGGCCGACTCTTGGTTGTCCCTGACTTCGTAGGGCATCCCAAAACCAAAGATCGAGCTTTCATCCATCTGCCAGGTGAACACGCTGTACGGGTGTTCGTTGCTGTCCAGTGGGTTCAGCGCAGCCTTCAAGACCGTGCCGCCGTCACCGAACCAGACGATTCCGGTATAGGTGCGCAGTGGATCGTCCTCGACATCACAGCCACAGTCGATCAGGTCTTGCGCGTCGATGGGACCGTGATATTCCCAAATCTCATAACGCTTGTCCTTCGCACCAGACGCACCATTGATCGCCCTCAAGCGTTCACGGTAGTTGTTGCTCGGTGTGCCGGGGTCAGCCTCCAGCATCGTGCGCAGAGCTTCCACGTCCACATCAGGCAAGTCCTGCAAGCTGGCTGCTTGCTGCTTGGTCAGGTAGTGGCGCTCAAAGACAAACTCAGCCTCGCGGATATGCGTTGCCGACATATCAGGAAAGAAATTCCACAGGTCCACACGCTCAGAAACGGGCAGCGCCTTGCGCTCCAGATTCATCGTGTACGCACCCTGCTCGTCCCTGGCCCACCGTTTGGTGGTCTTGAACATGGGCACCGGGCCTTTGATCACGCCAGTGCCGTACAGCACAGCGTCATGGATCGCGTCACGGGCATGTCGGGCAAAGCCACACTCGGCAAGCTGGTCATCAATCTCGCGCTGCATGGCATCACAACGCTTCTTGGCTTCGTCAATCAGCGCACCGATGGCTTCTTTGATCGCACCAGCGGGGACCATCGGACCCTCGGGTGACTGCATCGGTGTGTCAGGTGGCAACTTGTCTGCCAACTGCATAGCCTGGTCCAGATCAGGCACAGGTGTTGGCTCGATGCTGTAGAAACGTTCGTCGCTGGGAAACAGCATGTCGAACAGCCGCGCCTCGACCAAGCCACACAGGCGACGGGTCAAAGGAACGAACACCCGTGAGCCGTACTGCGTGCCATCACCGAACGTGCCAGGATCGTATTGACCGTTGAACTGGCGCACGTCCTTGTACCAGCGCTCTTCGATCTGCTGGCGTTGCTGCACCTGCTCTTGAGCCAGTGAGTACAGGCGTGAGCCAAGCGCTTGTACGCGCACCTTGCGGTTCTCGGCCTCGCGCTTTTCCTCTTCAGGGTCAACCATGTCCTCAACCATGTCAACCAGCTCGTCAGCGCCCACAGCGCCAGAAGCCAGCGCATCGGTCAGGCTGTCGATCAGGTCATTTTCGTCAAGCATGTGCGGCCCAATAAGTCATTGGGCAGCAGTCTCAAAGAACCTGACTTATTCGGGTAGGGCTGGCATATATGCCGTGGGGTCAGTGGGTGTAGCCACACTCACCTGCCCACAAAACACCACACACTCCCCCAGCGTAGGTGGCACCAGATCACCCCACCGTGCGGCGTAGTCCTGACTCACCACATGGCACAGCACAGCCGGGTCTTGCAGCATCTGCAACGCCTGCGCCTTGAACTCGCTGCTGCATGGCGTGCTTGTCGTGTAGCTCTCTGCGCCTGTCTTTGGCCCGAAACTATCAGCCCCTCCGGCATCGCTGTCAAGCGCCCTTGCTATGGCACATGCCGTGTCGTACAGCGCAGCAGGCACGGTGATGGTTTTCAGTGATGGCCATGGCTTACAACCCCAGCTTTGCACGCTCGCCCCGACCCCACTGGCGCACGCTCTCAACGTGCTCGCCGAAAACTGTCATTTCTTGCAGCTCGCCTGACGTGGGGCTGTACATGCCAGTGGCTGCGCCCACGCCAATACGAGCGAAATACATTTCATCGTCCAGGCTGTAGGCGTCTCGAATCATCTGAACCATTCGCTGCGCAATCAGCGCAACATGCGGGCTGGCGGCTTTGATTTGCTCGCGCACGTCTGCGGCCAGTGGGCCCAGGTGCTCAATGGTGCTAGCCACTTCTGCGGGCTGGTCGGCGGGCAAGGTCAGGCCATCTGGAAGCATGACCACCGTGCGGCCATCGGCCAATGTGGCCAGCTCTTGCGCGGTAGGCTGGCCTTGGGTGGCATCAAGCGGCAGGCGAAGCGCAATGGTTGTGTCGCGGGAAATGACTTTTCGGTAGGCAATCAAAGATGGCATGGTGGTGCTCCTGTATGTAAAGGACGAGTGGTGTGTGCGAGCAGGTGCGCAGCGCGCACCCCAGGCGGGAAACAAGTGGTGCCAGACGCCCGTGTCGGGCGTCTGAGCGAATGGCGCTGACCAGTGACTGGCGCACAAACCGGGCGCTGGCCCATGTGCGGTAGCCAACGAAGTTGATGCCCCGTTTGATGGGTTGCAAGCTGTGGTGGCTGATGGATAAGCCCAGTGCAACCAGGTGGGCGTTGATTTGGGTCAGCACCTCAAGCCCGTGCAGGCGGCTGCTCACCAGCATCACCGAGTCGTCCATGTAGCGGCCATACCACTTCAGCGCCAGGCTGCGCTTGCAAAACTGGTCAAGGCTGTTGAGGTACACATTTGCAAATGTCTGGCTCAACAAATTGCCAATGGGTATGCCGGTGGACTCGGGTCGGTGGGAGAAAAGCGCCAACAGACCCAATGTGCGCTGGCACTTGATGTGCCTGGCCAGCAGGGCCCGAAGGGTCTGGCGGTCAATGCTGTAGAAGAATTTGCGCACATCAACGTGCAGCGTCCAGGCTGTACGGGGGGCAAAGCGCATCATCTGTTGCGCCCAGTCGGCGGCTTTGTGCGTACCTTTGCCAATGCGGCAAGCAAAGCTGGTGTCGATGTATTTGCGCTCAAGCACTGGCGCAATGGCCGCGTACACGGCGTGCTGCACCACCAGGTCGCGAAAGGCGGGGGCTTCAATCAACCTGGCTTTTTTGCGCTCGTTCACCCAAAAGCGGTTGCACGGCTTTGGTGTGTAGCTGCCTGTTCGCAGCTCTGCAAGCAAGTTGGCGATGTTGCCGCCCAGGTTTTTGTAAAACTCAAACGCGGCCCGGTGTGAGCGCTTGCCAATGCAGGCTTGCTTGTAAGCGGCCAACAGGCTGGCTTCGTTGGCAATCAGGGTATACAGCTGGCCAGCGCGCTTCATGCTGCGCCCCTTGTCAGGTGCTGAGCGCCGGTTTTCGCTGGGAATTGGCCAACATGGGCCGTGCCAGCTACCAAAAGGCGCGCAAGCAAAACATTTCGGCACAAGCCGCGACGGTGGCCCCCTCTTTGCCCAACGGCCATTGCCGCTTGAGGCGTGGCAGGCAGAGAGTCGGCGCGCAACCCTACATTGCTGTTCGAGTTGCTGCGAACGTTGTTCAGATTCAGCGCCCAGGCCCCGGCGCCCGAGCCGTTGTCCCAGTTGCCGCCAGAAATCACACAGAGCATGTCAAGCCCCCACCGCACTGGCGTTGCCGCCAGATTCTTTTTGCAGCCAGCCGCCAATCATTCGGCCCAGCTCGTCAACCATGCGGCTGAGAACCAGGTGCCGACGGTCGCCGGGGGCTGCTGCATCGCGCTTGCCGCCACTGTGGGCAAACAAGCCCATTTCGTGCGCCAGGTTGACCAGCATGCGCAGTTGCTCATGCCGAATGTCAAGCTGGGTCAGCGCTGTTTTTTTGTGATACCGCTTTTGGGCCTCTGTCACCAGGTTGTACACATCCAGATACGCTTGGCGTATTTGCAGCGTGAGCGTGTAGCGGTGGCACGCCGGGAAGTGCGCCAGGTACGTTTCAAGCTGCACGCCAAACAGGACCAGCTTGCGGTGCAAGCCAGCCTCTGCGTGAATGCTGGTGGTCAGGTGTGCCATGGTGGTGCAGCCCAGTCGCTGTCGCTCAGGGCATCAGAGATACGAGGCGGCGCGCAACCCTACATTGCTGTACGAGTAGCTGCGAACGTTGCTCAGAAACAGCGCCCAGGCCCCGGCGCCCGAGCCGTCGGCCCAGTAGCCGCCAGAAATCACACAGAGCTCATTGGGCCGGTAGTCCCACAGGCCGTCATTGCCGAAAGCGTTTGAGCCTGTTGTGCCACCAGCAAGGGGCACCCCAGCGCCCGCTGCGGTCCAGGCTGTGCCGGTTGTGGCCGCCGAAAACACTTGGGTGGCTGAGCCGTAAGTTACGACGGCGCTTCGGGCTTGCAGCGATTCGTAAGTTGCGCCCAGGCTGTCGTAATTTGCAGTGATGCCTGTTGCGCCCCATGCGTCGGTGCCAAGTGTGTTGCTGCCCGTTAATGCAGCGGCGTTTGCCGACGTTTTGAGCAAATAGAAGTTGGTGCCGTCGCTGGTCAGGCCGGTGTTGACTTCCCACATGTTGCCGTTCAGGTCGGCCACGCCGCTGGCTTGCCCGTTGTGGGTGGTGCGCGCAAAGAAGTTGGCAGAGCCTGTTTTGCCGCAGTTGCCGTAGCCGTCTGACACATAGGCTATTGCCGCGTCATTGACGTCACCCAGGGCGTTGTTGTTGCAGCCTTTGGGGAAGTTGGCAACGCCCGTTGCGTCGTACCACGCGCAGTGTGTGGTGCTTGTGGCGGCGGCTGCGTGGGCGCGGGCCAGCAGCGCAAGGGCTGCAAAAATGAACCTGGTGTTGCAAAAGAACTGGCTGCCGCGTGTTTTGGCTGCGGCCAGTGCCCCGCCGTAGTTGTTGGCGGGCGCGCCGGTCAGTGCGCTGAATGGGTTGTGGTCTGCAGCGCTTGAAAGCGGGTTGCCGTTTTTGATGGAGCTGGCCACGCCGCCGTTATTGCTGCACTGGTATTTGTCAACAAATACGCCGGGGCGGATGGAGCCTGCGTTGTAAAACGCTCGGTGCAGCGCGTAGCCTGCTGCCTCTGCTGAGGCAACTTCAACAAAGTGGCTGAAGGGCTTGATGTCTACGGCGTTGACAGCCAGCCCGTTCGAGCCCGTGCCCCATTTGTAAAAAAATGCAGGCACATAGCACATGACCGAACCATCGGAAAACTGGTAGTTGCCATAGTTCTGGCTGGTGACGTCGGCAGAGCCTGTCATAGCAGCAAAGCCGCCAGGCAACGTGCCGGGTATGCCCACACCAAAACCCTGTTGGCCAGGTATGCCGATGTTGTTGACGACGCCATCAGGCAGCACCAGGCCGCCGTTTGGCAGCACGGCAAGCACCCCCAACGCGCCAGCTGCGCGTTGTGCGTCGGTCAGCATGGCAAAGCGATCCGTCGTAACTTTCTTCGTCACCCCGCCTTGAACGATAGGCAGTGTCTCTGCACCGGTTAGAGTGCTTGCTGCGGGCAGTTCAGAGATTTTTGTGGTTGCCATGTTTTATTGCTCCAATGTGAGGATTAGGTTGGATTCAGTGGCAAGCTCATCGCCAGCCTCAGTCAGGATGTTGATGGCGCGTTGTATCGGGTTAGCCCGTGGCGCATGCAGCGCCATGATCATGCCCACGATCATCAGACATACCCCAGGATGTCAGTGGCCGTCGAGCCTGTTGACAGCACACGGTCAACCGCAAATGGCCCGAGGTACGTGCCGCCTGCGACATTCTTGTGAATGACTGTCGTACCAAACAGATCACGCACTGCGACATCGCCACCTGTGCCGACATAGAGCATGCGGCACACATGAGACAGATCAGCATCTGCCGGGGTGATGGCGATGATGCGGATTGCGGGTGTGATCAGAGAGGGATGCTGGGCAGAGAGAGGATTGATAGCAGTCATGGTGAAGCACCTCGATGAATTTGAGATGCCTCACTTTGGACTCTGATGGCAACAATTGCCAGCGTGGCATATATGCCTGAGGGTCAGTAGCCTGCGCGGCGTGAACCAAAGTCCGTTCGTGCCGCACGAAACGCTGGTCTGGACGAGGCAACTTCCTGCATTGACAGCGCCATATACCTGGCGGCATCCGCAAAATGGCTAGACCAGTCATGCACTGGCCTTGGCTTCAGTTCGCCCGACTTGTTGTCCATGTCCCACCTGTAATGGTGCAGCGCCTCGGTCAGTGTCTCGCACTTCTTTGCATCGAACCAGCACCGAGGCAGCAGCATCCTGACCGCATGAATGCCATCCTCCAGGCTTTGCTTTGGAGCCATCACAAAGTCAATGCCCCACTCACGGGCAACATCAATGCGGCTCTTACCTGACCCGAACTCACGCACAGCGATGTCATGCGGTGCGAAGTGCGTGCCGTAGTTGTACGGCTTGGCCTTGATCACAGACGCATAGTGCGGCAAACCTTCACCGCTGGCCTCATAGCAGTCGATCACCCGCACCTCGCGGCCTATCTGTTGCCAGAACACGATGGCCGTCGCATCACCCACGCCCAAGTCCCAGGCAGTGTGGACGGGCAAAGATGGGTCATACGGCACCCTGCTAATCTGGTCAGCGTCACGGACCATCGCCATTTCCTTGCTGTACACAGCACCGACCACAGCAGCATCGAACGAGCATTCATACTCTTGGCTGTACTGGTCCTCGGTCATAGAGCGCCTGGCATCGGCCAGTTCTTCAGTGTCCAGAATGCCTGACTCGCTGGCTTTGATCTTGGCCTGAAACCAGCCCTGCTCTTCAGCCTCGCACCACAGGTCATAGAACGAGTTTTTCCCGCGAGGTGTACCGATGAACACAGCCCAGCCTTTGCGGTCACTCAGCGCGGGTCTGATGACCGTGCTGTACACACCAGCACGCCAGTCACCGTACTCGTCCAGCACAACGCCGTCGAAGTACAGGCCACGCAGTGCATCTGCATTGTCAGCCCCGAACAGACGAATGCGTGCGCCATTGCCAAGCTCAACCCACAGTTCGCTGATGTTCTGGTTTACCCGACAGGTTTCGGTGAAACGCATCAGGTAATCCCATGCCACCGACTTGGCCTGGTTGTAGTACGGCGCGATGTAGGCGTATCTGCCGTCCTTCTTTCCGTCCTGAATCGCACGCTTGATCATGTCGTTGATGCACGAAACTGTTTTTCCAGCGCGTCTATGGGCAAGCACAATGGACCAGCGTGCAGTGCGTTTGTGAAACGCCTTGAACGCATCGCGTGGTGAGTAGTCGATAGTGATCACTCGCGCCATCTGTACTCGACCTCTTGTGGTCCACCGTCCTTGCCAGTGATCTCAGACCTGGCGAGTCTGGGCACATGGAACTCCACCACTTTCTGAAACAGATCAAACGCTTTCGCCGGGTCAGGCGCACGGTCATGGGCAGGGTCACCGTCAGCTACAGCGTCAAGCCACTCAACCAGTCTGTGAGCATTCCCATCCACAAACTCAGCAATTGCTTTACGAGCATCTGCTGTCACTTTGTTTGGCACGCCCTTAACACGACCTGCGCCAGGTGGTCGCGGGGTTCCTTTTGGCACACCTTTTCCAGCCATATCAGTCACCTTTTCTTACAGTTTGTAATATCAAATGTATTTCACATTGCACATTTTGTATATCAGCCAACGGTGTTGTAGCGGCGTATTGGTTGATATCACGCTCATCACACACCCATGTGATCGGTGCATCAAGCAATTCAGGTGTTGGCACAACGCCTTCAACAAGTGGAGTCATCCCTTCTTCTCCCAATGAATGCACCCAAACTTCGGGCCAACGTAAACCCACGCGCCACCAGCTTCGCAGCCAGCCTCAAGCATGTCAGCAGGAAGCACTCTGCTTCGGTTGTTGTTGATCACGTCGCAATCCCCGCAATTGGGCCAGTGGATCTCATTGTTTGTCGGTGTGTAGTGCTTGCAAGCGTCACAGGTGTTCATACCCCACCCCTACGAATCAGGTTCTCAATGTTCTCCAGCACCCGCTGCCGATCAGGATCGTGAAGCGTCTCAGCTTTGATCCAATCAGCCGGGACCAAAACCGTCACAGCGTTGTAAGCCACAAAAGGGATGTGCATCACATCGCACAGAGCCAGTGCTTTGGCAGCACCCAGTGGGTGAAGCTCTGCACTCACGAACACATCACCGCCCGTGGTCACACCAACAGGCGCATCGCCAAATTGGGTCTTCAGACCAAACAGGCTGATGTCCTCGACCTCATCAAATCCAAACTCATAAGCCATCATTCACCTCGTAAATGCAAGTTGTCTGCGAACGTCCATCTCAAGGACCACAACGGGCCTAGGAGCCTCTTTAACGACCACTTGGTACCTCTTCACATAGCGACGGCCACGAGGCGCTGTAGCAGGCCCTACAGAGGCTTTAATCAGCCCTGCATTGCGCAACTTGATCAAAACGCTGTTCACGTCTGGGTTGTCCACCTTGGTCAAGCCCAGTGCCAGGACCAACTCACTCAGCGTCCATTGCTTGGTCGGCTGGTAGGTCAGCAGCATCTGGACCCGAGCTTTCAACCCGAGTGGGCGCATGGGTTTCAGTTCTATGGGTTCACTCATGCGCGTCCTTTCTGTGTTTGCATCCAACGCAGTTTTTGTCTTGTTGTCCGAGGGTGCTATGGGTGTACTGGCAGTCTGGATTCATGCGGAATGGGATAGACACCAGCTTTGGGATGCGTTGAGGGCCGTCATCCCAGTAGCCGTCTTGGACCTTCATGCTTGCCCGATACAGTGGGCGGTTGAAACATCCGTATGCTTTTGCCTTCATTGGTAAATTTCCCCTGTATCTGGATCAACTTCTTGGTTTCTGTATTCGATCTGTGATTTTTCCGGGATATGGAAGCCTTGCATTGATCCCCATGCAAAAATGAACTCGATCAGTTCGGCGCACTCCGATCGTGTCAATTCGCTTGTCCGACGAAACACAATGTCCACCCCGTGGCCGTCCAGTGCTGGCAATATCTCGACGTGCTCATTTCTTGCTCGGCACCATGAGGCGACCATCAGGCGCTTCCACGTCTCAACGTCGCGCTTCTTCCCGGCCCACTCCAGGTGCTTGCTGATGTAGGTCAGCATCGCGTGCAGCATTGCGTTTTCTTTCAGGCTGCGCTTCTGCGGCTTGACCTCAAGCTCCAGCCTGTGTCCGGCAACGATCATGGGTTTGATGCACTCGCTCCAAGCCTTTGCAAGCGCAGCGTGCGCCTGGACAGCCTGGTATAGCTGGATGGTCATGCGCTCAGCCATTGGCGTTACTCAACAATCGACCAGTCATCAGCTAGCATGTCGGTCTGGCTGGCGAGCCAAGGCACGCGCGCATTGATGTAATTTGCAGGTGCTGTTTCGCTGGCTGGTGTTGATGGGTAGCTCATGAAGACGTAAGGCTGGGTCAGAAACTCAAGGCACAAGCCCTTGCCAT